CTTTTAAAACAAATTCATATAAAATACTTATAAATACACATAAGGAGTATTTATGAGCAATAACGGAAAGCCGACTGCTTTACAAACTGAAGGAGAACTAGCTACTTCAGCGTTTGAAAGTTTCTTAACTCCTCAAGAAGAGGAAAAAGTTGAAGAGGCAGTCACAAAAGAAGTAGAAGAGGAAGTCATTGAAGAGGATGAATTACCAGAAGCAGCCGAACTTGAAGAAGAGATGGTTGAAGATGAAGAATCCGATTTTGATGATGAAATTGATGACGAAGAACAAACTGAGGTTGAGGAAGAACAAGAGCAACCCACCTACTACAAAGTCAGAGTTGATGGAGAAGAGGTAGAGGTCACGCTTGAGGAACTCCAAAGCGGATATTCACGTCAGCAAGATTACACACGCAAAACTCAAGAGTTGTCTGAACAACGAAAAAATGTTGATAAGCAACAGGAAGAGTTAGCACAAAGAGATGCGATTTATTCGCAGTTGTTACCGAGATTGGAAGCCCAATTAAAGGGCGAAATGGCAAACGAGCCAGATTGGAACAAGTTATACGAGGATGATCCCGTTGGCTATGTTCGAGAAAAGCAACTCTGGGATGAGAGAAAAGAAAAGTTGCGAGCCACTCAAGCTGAACAGCGTAGACTTGAAGAAGAAAATGCTAAAAAACAGCAAAAGGAAATTGCACAAATGGTGCAAGAAGGGCAGCAAAAGTTACTTGAACTTATACCAGAATGGCAAGATCCTGAAGTTGCAACCAAGGATAAGCTAGCGATTCGAGAATATGGAATCAATGTCTTAGGTTATTCACCTCAAGAGATGGATGCCGTGTATGACTACCGAGCCTTACTTGGTTTAAGAAATGCTTGGTTGCAAAGCAAAACTGTTAAAGCAACTAAGAAAAAACCAACCGAGAAAGCAAAGGCTAGGGTTGCAAGACCTGGTACTACGAACCGACCAAGATCAGTAGCTCCTGTGAAAAAAGCAAAACAAAGGTTAGCTAAAACTGGGAAACCCTCAGATGCAGCTAAAGTTTTTGAACAAATGTTAAAGTAATTTACAAGGAGTAAAAAATCATGGCAAAAGTAACTAACGCTTTTGATACTTACACCGCAACTGCTGATAGAGAAGATTTAAGTAATATCATTTACAACATCTCTCCTATGCAAACTCCGTTCATGTCCTCAATCGGTACACGAAATGTGAGCAATGTGGTGTTTGATTGGCAAACAGAATCTCTACCTACACCAAGTGCAAGTGGAGAATTAGAAGGCTTTGAACTTTCAAGAGCAGCTTCAACTGCTACTGTAAGAGCAAGCAACGTATGTATGATCTCAAAAAGAGATGCAACAGTAACAGGATCTCAAGAGAGTTCAGATCCAGCAGGTAAAAGGTCAGAAATGGCTCATCAACTTGCTATTATGTCTAAAGCTCTTAAAAGAGATATGGAAGAGGCTCTCTGTCAAAAAGGAGCTAAAACAACTGGTAATGCGACAACTGCTCGTGTAACTGGTGGTTTTGAATCTTGGATCACATCAAACGACTCAAGAGGCACTAATGGTGCTTCAACAGGAAGCGGTGCTGCTCCAACTGACGGAACTCAAAGAGCTTTAACTGAAACTCTACTCAAAGATACACTTGAGCTAGCTTTCACAAATGGTGGTGAACCATCATTGGCTATTTGTGGCCCACATAACAAACAAGTTATTAGTGGTTTCACAGGTAGATCACAAGCTAGACAATTTGTGGATCAAAATACTGTAGAGGCTTCAGTATCTATCTATTCATCTGACTTTGGTGAACTTAAAATCGTTCCATCAAACAGATCAAGAGAAAGATCGCTTCTTTTAGTAGATCCTGAATTTGCTAAAGTTGCTTACTTAAGAAATTTCCAAACAGTAGATATTGCTACTATTGGTGATGCAGAAACAAAAATGATCGTAGTTGAGTATGGACTAGAAGTGTCCAACGAAGCTGCTCATGGTATTGTTGCTGACTTAAGCACTTCCTAATTATCTGGGACGGATGGGAGTTAGTGCATTTGCATTGACTCCCATTTTTTTATCTAACCTATATAAATGACATCATGTCATTTTATTTATCTATAAAGTTATTTCCCTAAAAGCCTTAGTCAATGATAAAATTATTAACAATATGGCAAGACGAACAATTATCGATCACAAGACTGGTTTTACCAATGAATTTGCTACGGAAGATAATAAAGTTATTTATCACACCACCCAAGATGTTGCTCCTGTTATAGAGCATTGCAAAGCATTAGCAGAGAACAAGCCAGGCAAAGATTTACGCCATGTCGCAGAAGTACCCTTAGTGGTATATCAAAAAGCCTGTAGAGAAGGCTGGGCTAACGACATGAAACAATGGAGAAAGTGGTTAAATCATTCTGATAATAAAGTCTTTAGAACATGGCAAGGTAAACTATGACATACGCAGAGCTTAAAACTAACATAGCTAATTATCTAAACAGATCAGATTTAACATCTGAAATAGATATATTTATTGATAATACTGAAGCTGAACTTAATCGTAGATTAAGAGTTGCAGACATGATAAAGCGTGCAACTGCTACTGCTGAAAATCAATATTTATCTTTACCAACCGATTGGCTAGAAGCCATAAACATTGAAATAACATCGAATGATTTTAGACCGCTTATGCAAATGTCTATTGAGTCACTTGATGTTTATAGAAAATCAATTAATAACAAAAATGGTCAACCTATTTACTATGCAATCGTTGACAACACTTTAGAACTTGCACCTATCCCTGATGCAAGTTATACATTACAATTAACCTACTACGGAAAGATTGATGCACTTTCTGATTCTAATACAAGTAATTTTGTATCAACGGGAAACCCAGATCTTTACTTGTACGGAGCATTAAAACACGCATCAATATTTCTAATGGAAGATGAACGAGTACCATTGTTTACTGCTCAGTTTGAAAAAGCCCTAGAAGAAATGCGACTAGAGCAAGAGAAAGCTGAATTTGGTAAGGGTTCTTTGATGCAAAGAAGAAGAACCTATGGAAAAGTTCGTAAGAACATACACTATTGGAATAATAACTAGGAGTAAAAATGGCTGGATTTAGCGATTATTTAGAAGATAAAGTATTAGATCATGTATTTGGCGGAACTGCTTACTCAGCACCATCTACACTTTATGTGGCTTTATATACTGTAGCACCAACTGATACTGGTGGCGGTACTGAAGTTTCAGGTGGAGCTTATGCAAGACAAACTGCTACATTCAATGTATCAGGTACAAATCCCACAACCGCAACTAATGCTGCTGCTGTAGAATATCCAACTGCAACCGCAGACTATGGAACAGTTGTAGCTGTAGGCATTATGGATGCCTCAAGTTCTGGTAACTTACTTGCTTATGCAAGTTTGACTGCCTCAAAGGTTGTATCAAGTGGAGATGTATTCAGATTTGATGCTGGCGACTTAGACATTACATTAGCTTAATAACATGGCCCAAGTAGGCTACGGGTTATATAGTTATGGTAAATCCAACTATGGGGATCTTCAGTATCACCTAGCACAAGCCACATCCGCACAAACCTCTTCTATGACTGCTTCAGCGAAGCAGATAGACAGAGGTGTTGCAACCATTGCACAAACAAGCAGTATGACTGCTGTAGGCGTGCAAATTGATCGTGGATCAGCAACATCCGCACAAACAAGCGGAATGACCTCAACTGGTCATAGAATACATTTAGGAGTAGGTACTTCTGCTCAAACCTCTAGCATGACAGCTACAGGTAAACAAATTGACAGAGGTGTTTCTATTGGCCCAGCAGTTTCAAGTATGACTGCAACTGGTCGATATACACTTACTGTTTCAGCTACCTTAGCACAAACTTCTAGCATGACTGCAGTTGGTACACAGATTGATCGTGGCTTTGAAGACATTTTAGGAATTAGTAGTTTTTCAGCCAATGGTGGTTTAAAATGGACTGAGCAGGTTGTTGCAGACACAACTTGGACTGAATTAGGCAAACAAGAAGCAGCTTAAAGGAAAGATTTATGGCAGATACATTTACAACAAATTTAAACTTAACCAAACCAGAGGTCGGTGCATCAACTAACACTTGGGGTACAAAGATAAATACCGACTTGGATACAGTCGATGGCATTTTCAGTTTATCTGGAACTGCGGTTGACATGGGCCAAGTTGACTTCGGTGGCGCAGTTATTGTTAAAGGGACTAACCCAAGTTTAACAATAGGCGATGGCGACCAAGAAGATGCTAAACTTGTCTTTGATGGCAACGCTCAAGACTTTTATATTGGTCTTGACGATAGTGCAGACGACCTGGTTATTGGTTCAGGATCTACAGTTGGTACAACACCAGCAGTTTCTATTGATGAAAACCAAAAGGCTACTTTCCCAAAAGTTATTACAGCCTCAACTTCAGCAAACATTACACAAGTTGCACTAACCTCAAGCTCTAACTCAATAGCTTGGGATGCGGCAGCAGCAGCTAATGCTTATCATGTGACTACAGAGAACACGACTTTTGCAGCACCAACTAACGCTGTAGAAGGTGCAATTATTTCTGTAGAGATAGCTCAAGGTGGTACAGCTAGAACTATTGCATGGAACACAGTATTTGAATTTGCATCTTCAACAGCTCCTACAATTACAGCTACAGCTAACAAAACTGACATACTGTCATTTCGCTATAATGGCAGCGTGTGGCAAGAAATTGGTAGAGTACAAAACCTAGCACAAACATAATATGGAAACGCTACAGCGTACAGCAAATCGTGGAAGTTTATCGACTGGCTTTGATATTGATAACTCTTTGAAGATAGAAGATGCTAACACAGAGGGAATGGCAAAAAATTTCACTGGAGACGGTGATAGAAGAACTTGGACATACAGCACTTGGGTAAAAAGAACAGAAATTACTGGTTCTGATGCTTTTCATTTATTTGGTGCATCATATAGCAATATA